GGTGGTATCGAGAAGCTGAGCAATCTCATCAATGAGATTCTGGATTTCCGTATCGTCCGGCATATATTCTCGCGCATCTTGCACAAAGTACTTGATGCCCTCTAAATATTCCGCTGGATCGTCGGTCGGCAAGTAGTAATCGTCGGGAAAGCTCTTGAACTGCCCAAAGCGACCCATGATCGCTTCCGCGAGCTGGTCAACCAACTCAGGGATCTGCTGATAGTACTCGCCAAGCGCGACGTGATGGGCATAGCTGTTGGTGGTCCAATGCAGCAAATGCGCGTTTGTCCCCGAGTGCAATAGCACCGTGACAAATGTGCTGGCTTCATTATCCATAAGCACCACCGAAAAAAATGGGCAACCCCTCGTTGCCCGATTGGGCAATTGTGTGGCGAGGAGTGCGCCCGGACCCAATCATGCGCGTTTTAGCACGTCTTGCAGATGTACGTCAAACGCTTTCTTGCGTCGCTCAATTTCCCGATCCAGATACCAGCGTGCTTTCTCAAGGTCTTGCATACCGGCCTTGAGATCTGCTCGCCAAATGTACTTGATCGCGTTGCCCAGGTTAAAGCACATATGCTCGGTAATCTGGATGCACTCAACGCCGCTTGGGTGTTGCGTGTAGTGCTGTGGATGGTTTACGGGGTCGTGTTCAATCATGAAAAGGTATCCGGTGAGTATTCGCCGCACCAATGGTCATCGTCCACCGGTGGCCAGGCTGGAGTTTCGTTGCCGTTCTCGTCTACCAACAGCTCTGGTGATCTGCGTCGACATTCGCCCATATACGAAGTCTCCCCATCTCCTCCAAGAAGCTTGAAATATCGACAGGTTCCGCAAGTAGGTCGCATAACCACTCCTCCATAAACAGGTCGGATGTTTGTTCGTCCAATATTGGTTTCATGCTTTTCTTCCCATTCGTTTATCAACGCCGTTGCATCGCCATGTATTTGCTTTGCAAGCGTTAATACAGTTTCCAATTCAACATTAAATCCAGCGCATTGTTTTTGCAGCTCACTAACATTTAGCTGAATGCTGGTGATTGATTCTCCGACTTGTAGGGTCATGCAATAAGAGCCTCCTTCAGTTGCGATTCTTTCATCGTAAAAATATCTCTGGAACCAAAGATTTTCTCAACCCAAGGTCGAACCCAAAGATAACTAGTTGCCGCTTGCGCGTTTCGCTCAATCAGATTCTTGGTTGTGAGCATCTTGTTGCCAAATGATACCCAGACGTGCGGCAAAACGTAGTGCGGCACAAACATGGCGCCGGACAAGAAAAAGACCGGCTGGACGTCGGGAAAGCTGATCTCAGCATCGTCAGCTTTGTAGACAAATTTCCCATTAGTGAATTCCAATTTCTGTCTCCTGATGTTTTCCAAGGGTTCTGAGAATGGTGCAATGCTCTGGCTCTTTATTGCTGGACCTGCCATTTGCATCAAAATAAACGTAGCTCGGTCGATTGGTGCGCGACTCCTCGTCAATGCGACGCGATAGCTTGCCAACGCGAAATGCCTGGCGCAATTTATCGTCCACATTCTTTTGCGTCAGCGCCGGCAATAACTGAGCACATTGACGCGACGTCATTGGCCCATTCTCAGCAATAAATTGAATTGGGTCTGGCAGATTATCCATTTGCATCTCAAAACGGGATCGAATCGTCGCTTTCTTCAAAACTCGATGCGCGAGGCTGTGGCGCGTTTTTGACTCGGATTGGTAGGGTAGCCTCGGTAACGCTCTGAAAGCCGCTCCTGTGGCCATCTAGATGCCTTTTTGGGCCATGATCGAACGCGACGGTCGGTTCGCAAGCGTTTCCAATCGAAATTGCAGCGTACTGCATCCCGCTCGCAGCGGTTTTGATCGTCACGTCCAGCCAGTGCATCGAACCGTCTGGCAAGCAGATCCGGCCTTTGTAATCGGCGTGCCAATCCTCGACTTTTTTGTCATTCGGGAATGCTGCGCCTTTTCCGGGTTTCTGCTCGTAAGTGCCTTTGGCTGCGATTGGTTTATTCATTTGATTCACTTTAGATTGTTTCTCAGGATTTGGTCGGTCACAACTTCGGATAAAAGCTCTTCCATTGTTTCGACCTCGGGTTGTTTGGCATCAATCCGGCGTCTAATTACCGATTCGATGCCGGTTTGCAATTGCGCTGACGTCATGTCCAGAGCAATCAATTCGTTTACCAGCTTGCTACTTATTTGGGCACCCTTTATTTTTTTTAAACCTCCTCTTATTTCTTTAGTAAAATTAAATATAGAGTCTTTCATCTTAGTCATAGATCTTCTCCTTCGATCTTAGTCTTAGCTCTCTTAGTCTTAGATCTTAGTCTTAGATCTTAGTCTTAGATCTCTACGCACGCGCGTATATGAAGAAAAGTTATCCACAGGGTTATCCACAGGGTTATCCACAGATTTGAGGGTAGTTATCCACAGGTTATCCACAGGCTACTCTGCGGTGCTTTTGAGCGATTTTTCGTACTCTCTTTTGATTTCTTTTACGATTTCCTTTTCATTTTTTGTATAATCTCTGACTGGTTTTCCGTTAATGTCCATTCCCCTGTAGGGCATCCGTTCTAAGCGTCTTTTTGCTTCCAAGTTCTTGTTTGCTTTGCTCATCTCAGTCCCCACAAAAACAAGAAATGTCCTCAGAGCTGTCAAACATATCTATCTGCCGGTTGGCTGCATCTAGCATTGCTTGGTAAGACGGACGGTCTGTGCGGAAGTAACCACCGGATGGTTTGTCAGGTTCTGTGATGGTTTCCATCTTGGCCCACCACAGTACTCGCTCTGGCTCACGAGAGATCAGGCTCATGACCTTGTTGGTGTTCTTCAAGAAACACAGGTCACAGTTGCCCCAAGGGGTTTCGCCGTTAATGTTGTCTAGTTCTAGATCGAAAGATTGTTCACGCCAGAATTTGGCTACGTCATGCTTGGTAATGCCTGCGATGCCGCAGGGAGCGTACTTGGTCTCGTGAGTACCGTAGTCTTGGTTCTTGATCTTGGATAGCCTGCGCTGCTCGTCTGCCCTGATGCCTATCCAAGATTCCCACTCTTCCCAACCTAGCGACTTCAAGTATCGGTGACAGGTTCTAACCTTCAACTCTACTGTGCAAAATCTGACCAACGGGTTGGGGAGGTACTTACGCTTACGGATGACTGCTTCAAAAGGTTCACCGTTCCTGCTAGCGGTATCAAACGATACCTTCTCAAACTTGGTCTCAGAGTCTCTAAACTCTAGCCAGTCAATATCGACGCCCCATCTTTTTGAGCATTCATTGACAAACCTAAGGGTCTCTTCCCGTTCCTTCCCGGTGTTTTGAAAGCACACTTTCGCTTCATCAGGGAGACCGTTGTTGGCTTCCAGAGTGCGGTAGAGCATATAGGCAGAGGTTCTGCCGCCTGAGAACGAAATACAAGTCGGGCCTGAAATCTTGAATGGATCAATCATTTCAGAATCTCCGAAATCCAGACCATGACGTGTCCTTCTGGTGCGTATTTTTTGGATACTTTGAGAAAGGTTACCTGAGCATCGTCCTCGTAAACCACGCCGTTCATCCCATCCAGAACGGTCTTGGCAATGTTGTCCACGTCTGGCCGAGCAGGGTAGATGTCTCCGTCAAGCGCTGCCTTTTGCTTCGCCTTGGACCAACTCAGCGGAATGCTCATGTGCGCGTAGATGAACACCGTTAGCGGCGTCTTGAGCGGTTCTCTGCCGGCCATCGCCTCGGCAGCTCGTGCTGCAATCAGCGCTTCGTATTCTCGCGTGACAGCCGGTGTATAGCTTCGTGGCTTGCCGCCCTGCGTGCTGAACCGTGGTCTGCCCTTGCCGACGGGCGGTCCAGGAATCGTAAATTGAAGAGTCATCATTTCAGTAGGTTCCATGCTGTTTCCCGAACGGGTATTTTTCGCGTCAAAGCCTCGTCCGACCGCAGAAATGTCCCGACAGGGAAACTTTTGAGAAAGAACGGCAGATGATGCCCGAAGTCGATGGGCTTGTGGAGAAAATTTGTACTAGGGTTTTCCTGATGCAAAAAAGTGAAAAAAGTTGGTCTGACCCCTTGTCAATGGTTGTCAACCTCTGTACAGTACGACTCATGCGCTGCACGTCGTGGCGCTTAACCGGAGGCCAAAATGGCTGACTTTCAAATTCTCCCCTTCTCCTTCAACGACACCAGCGTGGTGTTTGTCGCCAACACTCCTGCAGCGAAAGCGCGGATTTGGGGTGGCGTTTCGGTCAACATTCGTAAGTCTGCAGCGCCAGACTTCACGGAAGCCCTTGAGGCAGACGGTTTCATTGTTGAAACCAAGTAAACCAACCAGGGGCTTCGGCCCCCAACCAAGGAGTCCAAATGAAAATTATGTTCAGCAAGAAAGAAATCGAGGAAATCATCCTCGCCCACGTACACCGCGAGGTTTACGAAGAATTTTCCAGCGAGATGCGCTTTGACCGCTACGACGATGAAAACTTTGTCACCATCAAATCAATTGACCCAACCCCCGAAGAGCCAAGCAATGAAATCTGAAGACCAAAACGATTCCAACTTAACTATTGCGCTGGCATCTCTTGCCGTTGGCGCAATGTCCGCAATCTGCTTGTTTCTTGCTCTCTCTGGAGGTCTGTAATGGTCGGCAAAGTAACCCCCAACACGATGCTCTCAGCATCCCGCGTTCCAGCCCTTCTGGGCCACTCAAAGTATGAGACGCCCAATAAGGTACTGGAAAGCGTTCTGAACGCGCTACAGGACGTAGAAACGCCGTTTGAAACCAACGAAGCGATGCACTGGGGAAATATGCTGGAGATCCCGATCCTGCTTGAAGCGTCGGGACGTTTGGGATTGTCCAACGTAGTGCTTGACCATCCGAAAGCGTACTTTCACCCGGACGCGCCAATTGCTTGTTCCCTCGACGGGAACGGTGACGGTAATGGCCTGGTTGTCAAAGACAATCCCGATGCCGGCGTATACGTTGTCGGCGCCGAATCAATCACGCTCGACGGTGTTGGCGTGCTCGAAGCCAAGCTGACCAGCTCGTATCCCGAAGACTATCCAGCGCTGAGCCGGGGACCGCTCCAGCTCCAAGCGCAGATGGACATTACCGGCGCCAAATGGGGAGCTGTCTGCGTGCTTTATCAAGGCATCGAGCTGCGGATCTTTTTGTTTGCGCCCCATGAGGAAACGCAAGCGCTGATCCGCAAGAAAGCGTTTGAACTGGAATCAAAAATCACGCATTGGTCCGAAACCGGCGAGGTTGAATGGTACGACCCGGCCACTCCCGAGGAGTACGGCACCAAGTGGCCAGGTGATCCAAACCTTGACAGCGTTGATCTCGGCGATTGGGGAGCAACGCTGGCCGAGCGGATTGTCAAGGCCAAGCAGGAAATCAAAACGCTTGAAACCACAATCGCCGACAGCGAGAAAGAACTTAAGGAAATGCTTGGCAACGCAACCAAAGCGCACGCCGAGGAGTTTTTAATTTCTTGGCCGATCCGTAACTATCAAGCGCAACCTGCAAAGACTGTACCCGCTAAACCAGCGTATTCCATTCGTCAAGATTCTGTGACCGTAAAGGTGAAGAAATGAACGTCTACAAGAAACTGACCCAAGCCAGGTTAAAGCTGCTGTCGGCAGAAATGAAAAAGTCTGGCCACAACAAGTTTGCTGGCTATCACTATTTTGAGCTGGGAGACTTTATTCCTGCGATCCACAAGATTTTTGACGAGCTTGGATTGTGCGGAATATTTACGTTTGAGCATTCAAGCGCAACGCTGACGATCCACGACACCGATGGTAGTGGCTCGATTGTGTTCTCAAGCCCTGTCGTCTCTGCGACCAAAGTCGAAAAAGATGGAACGCAGAAACCAGAATCAATTCAAGACATGGGCGGGAAGCACACATATTACCGACGCTACCTTTGGCTAATGGCTCTTGAGATCACCGAGCATGACTCAATTGACGCCGGTGACAACGCAGATCGCAGACAAGACAAGCCAGAAGGCAAGCCTGCAAACCCTCTGGATTCGGTAGCACCCAAAGCGCTGCCAAAGCCCTCTGAGCCGCCGCCAGACGTGATTGAATTTGAGGATGGAGCTGGTGGCACCTGGGCGCTGCGCGTGCCCAACGAAGCCAAGCCACGCTCAATGAGCAACGATGAAGCTGGATGGGTTGTTGAGTTCAACGCGCTGGCCGACGCCGTGATGAAAGCCGGCAAAGTGCCGCCAGCAGATCGGATTGCCAAGCTCAAGCTCTTGCGTACTGCTAACGACGCTGAAGTTAACCGGCTGTCGATGGTCGAACGCGCTCGCTTCTTGCAGACCTTCTCAGCTCGGATCGGCGCTCTTGATGCGCTGATGAAAGCAGCGGCATGAGGATGGCTCAGATCCGATTATTGGACGCAATCGGTGGTCTGGAGAAGTCACTAGGCCGGTTGCCGTCCATGAATGAAATAGCACGGGTTCTGGGCTGCAGCCCCCAGAACGTCCACAAGATGATCAAACGCATGAGGAGCAAGAATGAAACGGTGTCCACCCTGCCACGGGAATTGCAATCAGGGCCGAAACTGTCCAAGGAGAAACAGCAATGATAGTTAAAGGCAAGATCGTCAAAGACTGGGACAAGTCCCAGATTAGTACCGCTTACCAGCGCCCCAACCAGTTTCGAATCATCACGTGGGACATGGGACGCATTCAGAGCTGGCTGCTCGGCCAAAAGCCGTTGGCTCGCAACCTAATCGAAAAGGTGATTCGATGAACCGCGATGACATTATTCGAATGGCGCGGGAAGCTGGGATAAAAGATCCTGCCCCAGCAAGGCAGGGATTCAAAATGTATGCAAATCCCCAACGGCTTGAACGCTTTGCCGCCCTTGTCGCCGCGCATAAACGTCCATGGGTAGGTCTAACCAATGAGGAGATCATGGATTGCACTCATCACATGGCAAAAAGCGAAAACGAAACGTGGATTGTTACCGATAGCGGTTTGTTTGAATTTGCCCACATTTTAGAAGAATGGCTGAAGGGGAAAAACAAATGAAAGTCTGGGTCGATCCACCGGAAGGTTGGCGCTACGGCTTCCCGAAGATCTGGGATACCGATCTGCACGACAATCTATTTCATTGGTTAGATGATCGTGGTTACCCGCCAGATTTGCGTCACCAATACGGCGAATATTTTCACGTCCGACAATGGTCGGTGCGTGATGAACCAAGCGATTTATAAAGCGCTGACGTCGACCAGCTCGCCACGAAAATCAAGCATTCCTTCAGAGTGCTTGATTGCAAGTTCAGGCATCAACAGCCGGGAATCTCGGAATGTAAGCACGGAAAACCCGGAACGCCAGTTGACCGGATTGTCTTCCAAATAGTCGTTGAACTGTTTCCCGTCAATGTCTGCCAGCGTGCCAGTATCTACCCCATATCGGTTGCCCCGGTAATCGCTGTACGGTGTAACTTTCAGCGAATGCAAATGGCCAGTAATGATGCTGGTGCCGGCGCCCATCGTGTTCGTATGCGTCGCGTGGATGCCGTTCTTGTACCGATGCTTGACCACCACGTCATCGGTCAACCAGCAGCTCCAGCACGGATGCCAGGCTTGGAAATGGTCTTTCAGGGTGAAGCCGGCAACACCCTCATAACCTGGCGCGTTCGCTGCCAGAAAGTTCTCAAAGCGCGAATCGTGGTTACCCAGTGGCCAGATCAATTGCACGTTGTGCCGCGCTGCTTTGGCAACCGCTTCAATCTCCGCCAGAGCCTCTTGGCACGCATTCAGCTCTTCTTTAACACTAGGCTGCTGCGTCCATCCGATGCGCGGAAACCGGCTGATTGAAGCCCCGTCAAAGGCATCGCCGTTGTTTATAACAGCGTAGGGTTTGAGTTGGCTAATCGCCCAGAGCAATCCTTTGAACGCCGTGGTTCGCAGTCCTGGCCAGAAGTGCGCGTCCGAAAATACGATCACCACCCCATCGGTGATGCCAGCATGGTGCCGCGCTTTGGTCAGATGATGGGTTTGCAGATGGTCAAACGCTCTTGCCGTCTCCGCTTGGGCAACGAGCTGAATTTTTAGCTTGGCTTCCAACCGGCGCCGATTCTGATGCGCCCATCGCTCAGTGCATCCAAAGAACTGAGCAACTTTGGCCGCGCTCTTTAACCGATTCCACGCTCCAAGAAAATCCTCATCGGAAACCTTTTGTTGTCCGGCCATTTTTTAGCACCATTTGTTGCGTTGGTGCTAAATAACACGCTCAGATTACGGTGTCTAGTGCCAAACGCTTGTTTTATATATTTTTTTTCGCGTAGTCTTCGACAGCGTTGACTCGACGGGTCCAACCTTTCCCGAAGACCGGATAAGCCTTCAATTTTTCAAGAAATCTCAGTCTGAGATCGCAGTAATCTTCGATCAAATCTGATGGTTTTTCACGCTTGACCGCTGCCATCGTGACGGGTCCGATGACACCATCATCATCAACGCCCAAGATGCGCTGCAAGAATACAATCGCTTGCTTGGGTCCGCTGTTGACCGCTGCATCAAAGACGCAGTAATCCAGACCCGCCGGCAGATCATCGCCCCAGACCTTGTTCCAAAAGCGCCCACGGTAGAGCGGCACTACGTCAGAGACGCATAGATCGCGCATACATTGCTCGTCGACACTCTCGCCCGTCCAGTCCTCCCAAGTGCGCTTAGTGACGCCGTGGTTGGTCATTCCACCGGGATCGCTTGGATGGTTGCAGTAGCCGCCCTCAAACCCAAGCGTCAGACGCAAAGCGTCTTCAAAGTTGTCTTTCATTTAGATGCAACGCCCTGAACTTTCTCAAAGGTCCGTAGACCGCCAAGTCCGAGCATACCAAACATCAGCTCCCACAAGCTCGCATCTAGCGTCGGCATATCGCCAACCTCGATGCCGTTGAGTCTTGCAACGTAAGAACCAATCGGTCGCAGAACGTACTGATACGCAAGCGCCGTAGCGCAGACCCATCCAATCGCCGGACGCCAGCCGGCAACAAACAAGCTGCCCGATGCTGCCTCGGCTTTGTTGATTTCGAGCTGGCCGACGATCTTGGCAAGCTCGCCTGATTGCTGGAGCTTTAGCAGCTCAAGCTGAGCGCTGGCCTGTTGTGCTGGATCTGGCCAGACCCGCTTGATGATCTCACCACCAAGCCCGAGGATCGCATCGATGCCGATCATTTGGACCAATGGCTGATGATCCAGCCAAGCGCTGTACTGGCTCCGCTGATGATTGCCATGCCGAACCAAAACCCGCCCTTGCTTTGATTAGCAAGCTCCAATAATTTCTTGATGTCGGCTTGCATATCAGCCACTTGCTTTTCCAGCAGATCGACCTTGGCGATTAGCTGACCATATTTGACGGGATCAATATCTGACATGATCAACTCACGGTTTGTAATTCAAGAAATCTCTGAGCTTGGTTTGGTCACGCGCTATTTTACGGTTTTCGCGCACAACATTTAACAGTTTGCCACCACCGTATGCAAGCAAACCATATCCAGGTTCATCAGCAAAAATGCGACCAGCACCTTCAATACCCATTCCCCCCAAAACCCCAAGGATTGTCTCACCACTGCCAGACGTGCTCACAACATCTTTGGGAATGGTTTGGATGTCTGCAACAACGTCATTAAGCGTGCGGTAATGGTCAGCCCATTCAGGACCAAACACCAAATCCAACTTGTTACTCTTGTCAAAATTGGTGACCAACTTGTTTAATTCTGCCGTCGACACATAACGCCGACCTTTGGTGTCAACTTGGGCTGACTTGGTTGTGTTTTCCAAGATATGCTCGCCAAATCGACCTTTAATGTCTTTCACCAACTGCTGACCTTCTGGTCCAGAATTGTCTAGCAGATCAAAAACTCTGCGTACTTGGTCACCAGAACTTCTAAGGAAAATCTGATCAAATATTTTTTCCGTCGGGACGCTTTGCTCGGTCGTTCCTTTTTTAATTTGATTGATTGATCTGACCGTGCTTTGATTCTCAAAGTCGTTAGACCATTGTGCTCGCTGCCGCCTGGCTTGCTTGTAAATGTCGCCGCCAGCGTTCTCAGTAATGTTGTCAATCAGTCGTTTGGTTTTGGCTGACAGCGCAGCTTGACGTTTGTCCGTCCAGTCGGTTTCATCATTGATCATCTGCCTAATATCTTCAAGCTGGCGCACGCCGATTGATCGCGTGCCGCTTGGATCGTTAGCTGCAAATTCTTCCTCAATGATTCCGTACAATGGATTCTGAGATTTGCGAGTTGGGCGATTTGCAGTTGACTTATTGATAAAGTCCAGCACCGGCTGATAGGAAACTGGTTGTGCTAGCTCACCTGCCGCCTCTGCCGCTGCGTATTGATTGCGAATGTCGGCCATGCGAGCATCTTTGATGCCTTGCACGTAGGTTTTAATTCGCTGTCCAAAGTCGGTTGGTGAAACGCCTTGAGATTGCGTGCCGGTTGCCTCAATCCCTGCTTGCATATTCTGTTGAACTTGCGCGTTTTGCTCAGCGTTACGTTCAAACACTTGTTCGGCTAAATGTGGATTTTTAGCAGCAACTGCAAAATATTTGACGTCATTCGGGTTTTTAGTGGCTTGCGCTTTGTGTAACGTAATTGGAATAGGTAAGTTTGCCGCTCGTTCCACTCGCACACGTGGCGTGTCAACCGCTGCCGCACCAACGCTGCCCGGAGTCGCGCCAGCGCCACCAATCGGTTGTGCAAGCCCTGCGCCCAACGTGCCGCGTGCTTGAGCTTCTCGCAAGCTCGGAGCATTAGCAAGATCTTGGAACGCTTGCTCTTTTGCCGCTTTTTTCTCTGCAAGTTGAGCTTGCAAGTCAGCATAAGCAATACGTGGCTTTGGCTGGCCTGGTGTTGGAGCTGGTGCGCCGATGCCTGGTTCAATCCGTGGCTCTAGTGCCTTAGCGGCAAACTGATCGCGCAACGATTGCTCGGCGCCATAGGTGGCTGCGCCAGCTCGTTGAGTGACTTTGGCTGCGCCAGGAATCGGCAGAAGTCCAAGAGAACCAATCATGTTCTCAACGTCACCAACCGGAATGCCGGTCTTCTCAGCAATCCAAGCTGCGCCCTTGCCGACGTTCTCGCCAATAAAGCTCGTCAGTCTACGGGTGGCTTCGGCTTTGTACGCTGGATCGTTAGAAATACCCAAAGCTCGGCCAAACGGATCTGTGCGCTTCTCAACAAACTCAGCCACAGATTTCTGAGCTTCTTCAGGAGAAATGCCCATTGCACGTTGTATTGCATAACTTCCCTGACCCACAAGACCAGTAAGACCGCCAGCAGCAACGTCAGCCATAGAGACGATGCCTTTCCCTAGATCGGCCATTGAGCCGACCTTATACTCCGTCTTAGGCGTTTCTGGCTGCGGTGCGACTGTCGTAGTAGGGATCTGATCCGCTGTCGCTGTTGGAGCCGTTTGAGCCGGCTTTGGAGCCAGTCTGTCCTGCATAATCTTGCGAACCAGATTGCCCTCGGGTAAGCCAGATGACGTGAACGCCGGTGGCTTGAGTGGCGCTGGCTTAGCTGGCTCTTCGGCTTTTTCTGTGCCAAGAATCAACGCGCTAATCTCGTCAGTCGGTGCCGCCGACATCTTAGACTTGACCTTGCTGATATACCCGGATGGGTTCTTGGTAACAAAGCCACCGTACTGCGCCAGCGCTTTATCAACGTCGCCGTTGTTTTTGTCTAGCAGGGTTTGCAAGTAACCCCGAGCTGCTTCCCGCGCTTGTGGCTCGTTGAATGGATCAAACTTGACGCCCTGGCTCTGTAAAGCCTTGACCGTGCTAGGCATAAACTGATATGCACCCATCGCGCCAGATTCTTTGTTGACCGCACGAGGATTGCCGCCGCTCTCAACCGCTTTTACAGCGTCAAGCAATTGATCGGTGACAACGGTCTTGGATGGTTTCCCAAGAATCAGCTCTGAGACTTCATCCATTACAGCGATCCAGTTTGCTCAAGACGCAGGATGTTCTGATACTTTCGATTGAATTCTTCGCGCTCTTTCGGCGTAGCATTTTTCAGAATCTCGTTTGCCGCCTTGATTCGCTCAGATTTGTCTTGGATGAGCTTCGGCAGAGCCATAATTTCAAAAATGCGGGAGTCGGCATTTTTTGACCACAATTGCTTGAATGTATTGTGGTTGGCATCGCCATACCTTTGAGAAAATGCCGCCGCCGCCCTTCCTTCAAGCTCAGTTGCGATTACATCGCCATAAGCTCGCTGGGCAACAGATTTAATTACACTCGGAGAGTAGGTTTCATCACCGTTTGAAATTTTAACAAGCTCTTGACCGTTAACCGTATCCAACGACCCGCCTTTGGCTTGAATTGTAGCGATCCGAGCGTTAGCCAGATCTTTTGACAGCTTTTGGTAGTCCACGTCTCCAAGCGCTGATTTTAGTTTGCGCTCTGCTGCACCCATGACGCCAGCAGAATCAAATACTGCCGCCTTTTCAATCTTGTCGGCCATGCTAATGACTTCTTCAAGATCACGTCGAGCCTTGGTCATGACCGGCTGAGCGGCAATCAAGCCACTCACATATTTTTGACCCAACGCTCGATCTTCTTCCTCGCCTTGCACCGGCAAGAACGCCTGACCAGGCGTTCGTTGCGGATAGCGCATCGACATTTGAGTAGCAGTAACGCCTTGTGGTTGCGCCGGTGCCGCTGGTTGCATCAACGGAACGCCAGCGCCCTGCTTTGCAGCAGGACCAGTTTCTGACAAGCTCAAATTTACTGGACGTTGCTGAATGCCCGTTGACAACGGTACGCCACCTGTCTGCACGCCTTGCTGCGACATCTGCTGCGCCGGCATAGGTTGACGTTCATTGATAAGCGTCGGAACAAATTGGTTGCCTTCTGGCGTTGGCACAAGACTGCCAGGAACGCCACCAAAACTTGCTTGCGGTGCGCCAGCCGGTGCAAGCAATTGCTGTTGTTGTCCAGCAGTTTGCGAGCCAATGATGTTGTTGTAAAACCAGTTGTTGACTGGCGTCATATCGCCGGTTCGTTTTGCATCAGCAATTTGACTGGTTAACGATGACGTCAACAAAACCGCAGTTTTCTTCGGAATTCCAGACGCAATCAACCTGTCCTCGGCGTCCCGGACGTCCATCAATGCAGCGCTTGGGTCTTGCAAAAGATTCTGGAAAGATCGGGTTTGTGGCAACCCTGCAAGCACCCGTCTCATCCGTTCTTCGTAACTCGTGCCAAGCTCAAACTGACCTTTTGCGGCACCGGTCTCAGCTTGCTGGCTCAATGCTTTCTGCCGAGCGATCTCAGCTTCTTGCGTATCCCGAGCAATACTAAGCTCAATCCGAGCCTTCTCAGCTTGAATTGGATTAAGGGTCTGCTCTTGTTGCAGCGCTTGTGCGCCCCGAGCAAGATTCAGCAGGTTGCCAGCAGAGCCAAGAAAATCAATCGGCTTGACGCCCAGCGGAATGGTTGGATCAAGTGCCATGATTTATCCGAGGGTTGGATAGTAATTGCCTTGCATACTCTGCTGCTGGACTCCACGGCCAATTAACGCCGGTTCAGAAGGTCCAATCTGGATCGGTGCGGGAGATTGCTGTTGCTGGTTAGGGTTTCGCAGCGCCTGAAGGTAGTTGTAACCACCAATGTTGCCCAACGCGCCACCGTAAGCGTTTGCCGCTGCAACCTGGCCAGCACCTTGAACCGCCGCCGAGCCAGTTGCCAAACTGGACAAGTTTGTGCCGAGCGCTTGGTTTGCTTTGTTGGTCTCCGTTTGCCCCGTCTGACCAATTCCAGCGATGCCGGCCAGCGTATTGTAAATGTTTTGCCGCTGGCTTGAAAAATTGTTGAAAGCGTTCTGATAAGCGTTACTGGCGTAATCCTCGGCAAATCTAGTGATGCCACGGTCAATATCGCTGCCACCGCTGCCGCCGGCATTTAAGCGCTGCCGTGCCGCCCTCTGCCCTTCCTTGAGCATAAACTCATAATTTGGCGCCAGGTTAGTTTTGAGATCCTCGGGACCAAACTGCTTGGTCAAATAACCGGAACCAGTCTGCATCATTGGCTGACCGTTGGCGTCCAGCATGGGCTTGCCCTGCGAGTCAAACATCGGTGTCTGGCCACCAAGCAACCCGCCAATTTGACTCAAAGCAGTGTAACCAATCCCGCGATACGGAGCTTGTTGCTGATTGATTAGATCAAATTGACGCTGTTGAAGATCGGCAGCGTATCGAGCTGCGTCAGCCTGAGTGTTTGCCGATGACTGAGCTGCATTCGCGCCCAAAGCGCCGCCAAGCAAACTAAGACCGCCACCAATGACTGCTGGACTAGAAATTAGGGCCATAAACGGCATGATTAGATTCCTTTGCTGATTAACACAGCATCAATTGCATCTTCGTCTGTTTCGTCCGTTGCATGGATGCAAAACCATACGCAATCCTGCAACGCTTCAATCTTGTGGTGCGTGCCGGCTTTAATCTCAATGCACGCTGGAGCGTTGTAACTTTCGACAGAATCGTCAGTCGAAACAATGACTTGACCCGATGCCAGTATACTCAAATGGGAATAAATATGCTTGTGGGTCGCAGCAACGTATCCCCTCGGGATAAACATTTGCTTGGCATAAACGCCGCCTGAAAAATGATGCTCCACTTGCGGATCGGCATCAAATCGGCCAGCAATCTGTTTTACAAAATCATCGACTTTCATCAATTGTACAGCGGCAAGTAATAAGTTGTACCGTCACAAACAACCGGCAACCATTTTGCAATCACCGTATGAGTGCCAGATGCTGCTAAGTTATTGATCGTCACGGTGCTAGACGTCGTGAGCGTGGTTGCGCTGACCGACGTGCCGGCAACCGATCCACCCGTGATTGCTACGCTGCTGGCGTTTTGCGTGGCCATGGTGCCAAGACCAGCGACGTCGCCAACCGGAATCGTTGCGCTCGCCGTGAGCGGTGTCGTGCCGGCGCCTTTCACATAACCCGTCAGCGTACTGGCTCCGGTGCCACCAGATGCCACATTGAGCTTGCCGCCCAACGTAACCGCACCAGATGATGCCGTTGCCGGCGTCAGCCCTGTCGTGCCGCCGGAGACAGTATTCACTAGACCAACGCCGACCGTGAGTGTCTGCACGTTAGGGTTTTGCAACCAGATCAACCATTCCCGCGCTGGCCGGCTGGTGACCGGATCAAGAAATGGCGATTGTGGGTATCGCAGATAGGTCGTTGCCATCAGTTATCACCAACGCTTGCCTTGAGGT